CATGTCAGCTCCCCTTAGCTTTGATTAGTGCATCGAGACGGGCCTTCGCGGCATCGTCGGCCGCCACGAGCGTATTGAGCTCATTGTCGGTGACGTCCCTGCCCTCCGCGTGGGCCTTGGCGAGCAGCGCACTAAACTGCTGTACTTGGGTCGTGGCCTGCAGGAGGAGCTGCGTGAGTAACAAGGCGTTGCCCATGGTCATGCACCTTTTGTGTGGGACTGCAGATATGCTTGCAATGCGGTCAGTCCAGTTACGACAGCGTCGAGCTTGGCATCCCCAACGGTCGGGTTCGTCGCATGGATCTGGCGCGCGAGGTCGAGGCCAGTGCGGGCGTTATCCAGCTGCGATTGAATCTGCTGCGCTTCCTGTGCTGACACCTTGCCGGAGGTCAGCAGGGTTGCGGTCGTGTCGCGCGCCGCGGTCACCGTTGAGTACCCGGCAGCAAGTCTCTCGTTAAAGGTCTGAGGCGTGGCAACACCGAGCGTCTGGCACGCAGTCAGGGTGATGAGCAGGGCCGCCCAGAAGGCGGCGTAGATCGGTTTACGGAGCATTTTGTTTTGTCTCTGGTGGTGGTGGATCTGAGGTGCGTTGACGCATGAACCAGAAGGCGGCCACGAGCATGATGAGATCCTTCAGGCCGCTTGCGGTGCCGGGAGTGACGAGCTTCATTCCTTCGCCGACAACGACGCCGAAATAACCCACGAAGATGAGGTAGCTAAGTCCAACCTGAGCGGTGGCGACGGCATGGTGGGAGAACTTCATAGCCACTCCCCGGTACGAAACATCTGCATCTGACGTTGGGCGCGAGCAGGCGTCTGCCTGGCCCACAATGAGTCCAATCCGGCATCCGCAGCTGCGTTGTACTCGCCAGCGGCGACGGCATTACGGAAGTTCGTCCAGGCCGCCAGTGAGCCCAATTGAAAGCACATCGAGATAAGGACCGCCTGCCGCACCTCGTTGCACTGCTCAAAGCCTGCGAGCCCCCCTGCTCGTTCACGAGCTGACTTCAGGTCGTGTTCGAGCTGCGCGTCGATCGCTTCATCACACAGCCTTCCGCCCTTACGCTGGTCGATCAGACAGCCGACTCCGATCGTGAGATAGCCCAGTTTGTCCGGGTACGCGTACGGAACGCGCCCCTCTTCCTCCGAGACCAACTTGAAAGCGAGATCGTTCATTAGTCTCTCTCGAGCTTCGGCAGATCGAGCCCCATTTCCTTCGCGATGAGCGCGATGCACAGGAGCGCGTACTGCACATGCTGGGCATGGGAGTGCTTCGCCTTGCGTAGTTGGCGGATCTCGTAGAGGAGACCGCCGTAGAGCAAGGCGAGTACGCCGAGCAGGAGCTGTTGAACGAGGTCGCCCATTTGAGCTACGGATTCTCCGCGCTCATCACGGCCTTATCGAGCGCCCAACAGATAAAGATCTTCTCATCGAAGGTGAAGCTCGAAGGTACCGGGCGATTGCGAAACTCATCGATACGCGCGAGCTGATGCGGCGTGAAGTGGTCACGCACGCCCGCATACTCCACGCTGGCGGGGTCGAAGATTTCGAGCAGCGAGTTCTGAATGATGACGATCGAGTGGCTCACTTGGACTCTTCCTCTGCATGTACGTTGGTTTCGATGCCGCGTTTGGCAAGCGCGTTCTGCATGACGCGAATGTCCTCGCGTGCGAGAGCCGAATTTCGCTCGGCGATCTGGACCCGATCTCTCAAAGCCTCGGTGCGCTCGCTATAGACCATGGGCAACACAATCGCCATGCCGAAAGCCATTGCCGAGAACACCAGTGCGATGACAGCCAGATAAAGGCCGGTGCGGTCGTGGATCGTGGCTTCCCCGCCGTGTGCGATATTCCCAGTGTTCTCTTTGCTCGACTTGTCTGGCGACTGGTGCTGTCGATTCATGGTCGGTTCATTCATGGGCGCCTCAGCTGCTGGATGAGTGTGTCCACCTGATTTTGCAGTCTGGCGATCTGGGTTGTCTGCGCATTTTGATTCGCTTCGAGTGCTGACATCTTCCCGTAGACAGCTACTCCACCACACACGCCCATGAGGGCAAGGCCACCACAAAGGGTCACGAGCCACTTCTGCCAGGCGTTACCGTTGTCTCCATTACTGTAGTGCCGGTGCCCGCCGTACTTGATTGCCAGGCGAACGATGCGGTCGATGTCCTCATCCCCTAGCAGGGGCGCGTCAGGATCAGGCCCGCGGTCCTTGTCGTTTCTTATGCTCATCGTGATGCCTAATGGGGCGGTTCGCTCATCAGGAAACCTTCACGGCGGCAAGGTAGCCTCTATAGGCGAGATTGCCCGCACCTGAGAATTTCAGGAACACCCGTAAGTAGATCGTCTGAGCACTGCTCGTCGTGTTCTGATATAGCCTCATGCACGATAGGCGCAGATCCATGCTGCTGCCGGGGTTGTAGGTCTGCTCGTCGGCGCCCTGGAAGAAGCTGCTCGTGCTGGTCTGCGATCCTGAATCGCCGACGTTTGTGGTGATACAACAGGCTGCCTGCTGCATTCCGCTGGCGGTGGACTGTAACGTTTGCGCCGTGGCAAAGATCATCCATGCCCCCGGCGGCAGGCTCAGCGATGTGGCCGTCACATCGACTCCCCCGGTAGTGGATGTCAGGAGCTGCCCGCTATCGGCGAGCAGTACGCGATTGGCCAGGGGGATAGAGGGAGTGCCGAGCAGGGAATTTGACGTGCCAAATGACACGTCTATCCAGTTCGAGTTGTAGTCGATGACCGTACTGCCGCCATAGCACGACTCAACTTTAAGACCGATGCCGCTCGAGGTGGACCAGTCGAGGAATTTCCCTCCGCTGCCAAATTCCTGGTAGACGTTGATGAAGGACAGCGAGCGATTGTCCCCGCCGATCCAGATGCCTTTCGTAGACTCGATGATCGAGTTCGTTATGGAGATCGAGACGCCGTACTCGATCCATACCCCATACCCATTGGGGCAGGAACCGAACTGACACGCTCCGCTCGTGGAGACTGTCGTCGAGGGGTTACCAGAAAGATCGTAGCCTTGAATCATCAGTGAGTGAAGTCCTGCCGACAGGCAGCGCGTGGAATTGATCGAGGTGTATCCCGATCGCTCGATGTAGATATGGCAACGCTTAGCGTTCTGGAAACCGCAGTTGTGAATATCGATCACGTATGGGAACGACGGAGCAGCAGCCTTCGCCGAAACGATATCGCCTGTTTGTCCCGCCGTGACTCCATCCCATCCGCCATCCACCCGGAGATTGATGAGCCGGGTGGATCCGGTAGTGGTAATGACGTCGAACTGTGCGCTGCTTGCCTGGATGTGGATGGTTTCGCCGTATCCGTACACGTCACACAGGCTGAAATCCAGCGAACTACTGACGAGGCAGGGACCATCGTTTTCGAAGAAAACTTGCGCCTGCCGGCTCGGATAATTGAAGCGCGCGATCCGGGCTGCGGTGTTGATCGCAGCTGTCATGTCGGTCACGCCGGGGGTAGTGTTCGCGCCGTAGCGATACACATGGCCCGGTTTATAGGCGTAGTTGACCGGCGTCACCCCGGCGGCGATCTCGGCCGCGGTGCGCACCCGCGAGTCATCGAACTGATGCGTCAGGATCTTGTTAGTAATCTCGCGATGACGGCGGCGATGATTCACATCATCGAGGCCGGTCGTTGGGAGCTGCTGGAGAGGCATGCTAGGCTAACCCTCCCAACGCATTGGAGGCGTTATGACAAGAACAACGATGCTGGTAGTGATCACTATTCTGTCGGGCTGCGCGCAAATGGAGCGCGCTCTTCAGTCGCGAGTGCGGCAGAACATCGCTACGTACGAATCCAAATGCATAGCCATGCCGTTTGCTACGTATGGTTCCTGTATTCGCAATGGGCTCAACGCTGGATACCCTAACTGGAACTCCGATGAGCATGCGGATTTGGTTGAGGTGTATCTCTCTTGGCTGGACGCTGCTGGAGCGCGAGTAACTGCCGGAACTATGAGCGAGCCCGATGCACGACTCGGAGCAGCGGAGATGAAATTGAGAGTGCAGCAAATCGCTGCCGAGCGCGCCACGAACGCAGCTCTTCGGCAACAGGCTGGTATTCAACAAATGCTGGCGGGCCTCGCGCTGCTGGAGGCGTCGCAACCGGCCTACATTCAGGCTCCGGCTCAAAATCAAATCATCTGCACGCAATACCCCACGAACCGTATTTCTGGCATCACACAGACGGTTTGCCACTGACCCAATGCGCATTCTGGTCGTCATCGGCTGCTGCGCAGGAGTTACGTTGTTGCTGGGCGCAGTGAATATCTGGCTCGGCGTTCTATCGCTGCCCATCACGTACGGTCTGGCGCAGTCCTTACTGTCCAAATAAATCCTCCGCGCCCGCCTGCGAGCCCATAAGAAGTCCCGGCGGAATGCCACCGGGTGAAGCCGTTGCGAGCGCCTGGCCTGTAGGTGACAGAAGTCCGGCGCGCACGCCAAGGCGTGCAAACGGATAGATCAGCGGCCACGTGCTCTTGTCCATCACTGCGGCAAGGCCTCCAAGGGCCACGTCCGTGTTGCGAACGGAGCCACTGTCCATGAGCGGCTTGGCGACGGCAGGGAATGCCTGCCCGAACTCTGCGGCAGTTCTCAACGGGCCACTGAGGGGCTTCCCCTTCGCGAGCTGGTTCGCCAATTGAGCCGCTGAAACACTGCCAGTCTGCGGGTTCAGTGCTTTCTCAACCGTGAAAGTTTTCGCCATCAGTACACGGCCCTCTCTAAAGCGAGCGAGCAGATCCGCACCATCCTTGCCGAGACCTTCTAGGTGTCGCTCGATCTGGTCCTCGAGCACCTTCGAAAGTGCGCGCAGTCCCTTTCCTGTCTCAGCGTCACCCTTCGCATACGCGGCCGATGCGCGGTCACGCAGCACCTGAACTGCGTCGACCGCGTCACTGGCAGGGAACGAGTTCTTGAAGGATTCGGCGATGTCCTTCACTTCGGTCTGAGCGAGCTTGTCAGACACACCGCCAGCGCTCTTGAACTTCGCGAGTACTTCATCAACGCCAGTTTTAAAGGCTGCGTCAGTGTCGATCGTGCCGGTTCCACGAATAGCCCGGTTCGGCGCCGCCGCTTCTGCACGGATGTTCTTCAAAAGTTCAGGCGTGATCGCGGCGTCGTCCTCGAGACCGAGGGCGCGAGCGGCGAGCTTGTTGGTAACGCCCTCGTTCATCGCTCGAGCATCTTGGGCAAGCCCTGTCTTGCCACCGAGCGACTCGAGCATCTTGTTCGTGACGCTTGGGTTCGTCGTCGCCGGAGGAACGACGTAGCCCGCATCCTGAGACTTCTCCAGCGCCAGCTGTCTGGGTGTCGTGACAGCTCGAACGAAGCCCTCCGGAGCCTGCTGGGCAGCCTGAGGGCCGGGAATAGCTCCACCTACGAGCGCGGTGCTTGCGAACTCTGCGGCCTTACCCGGGAAAGTCTGGGGCGGCGCATACATCGCATCGATGGTGGGCCGGTACTCAGACGAGAATGAGCCGTAATTGCCTGCCTGTGGACCCTGCGGAAGCAGCGCCGCCAGCATCTCACTGTCGCCGGCTAAGTGCCGATTGGCAGCGTAGATCGCATCCGCGAACTGCGGCATGAGCTTGTTGACGCCACCCTCGGAGAGATTGCGCAGCCCGACGCCAGCGTTCGCCGCCATCTCAGGGATGCCGCCAACGGCGTTCAGCACAGGGCGCATGGCGGCGCTGAGGAAATTGCGACCGATGTCTGCGAGCGAAGTGGGCTGCTCCGGTTGCGCGGGCGGCGCGGTTCCGTTGAGTTGCGCCAGCAGCGCCGGATCGGTCACCTGAGTGGGCGCAGCCGGTCCCGGCGCATTCAGCTGCGCAAGGATTGCCGGATCTGTGACCTGCTCGCCCATTACTGCACGCGCCAGCCGTCAGGAAGGCCGGTGAGGTTGATGTAGGTGACGCCGTTGATGACCTTGGTCTGTCCCTTCGGGATCGGCGTCGGGGCGACATCCACCGGACGCGTGCCCTGAGTGTTCCCGATGTTCGTCATCGACTGACCCGCAGCACCGACCTGATCGCGGATCGCATTCTTGCGGAACTCGAACTCGGTATTGAGCCGGTTAACCACGCGCTTGATCTGCGCGGCGTTCATGTTGCCGCCGATTATTTCCTGCATCTCATGACGCGCGGAGTCGGACAGGATGCCGGTGAGGTTCGGGTTGTTGATGATGCGCGCGGCTTCCGTCTGATACTGCGCGAGTACCGATTGGAACTCCGCCTGATCTGGGTCGCCAACCGCTTTCTGCGCGCGGCGCGCATAGCCTTCGAGTACCGGGATTCCCGTGTTATCGATCTTGTCGACGAGGTCGAGCAGTCGCTGACCATTGAACTTCGCGGTCTGTTCGTAGGCTTCGATCGCATTCAGCTGCGGAACGAGCTTGTTGATGCTGCCCGCCTGCGCCTTGAACGACGCGCGCATGTTGCCGAGGTCGGCTGGGTTCATCCCGGCGTCTTTCAGCTTCTTGGCCACCGCGGAGTTGATCTGGTCCCGGCGCGCCTGACCGGCCTTCCCGAAGCTTGCGAACTGACGCATCTGGTTCGGGTCCGTCATGACGGTGGTCGCAGCGAGGTCGAGATCTTCCGGCGAGAGATCATCGCCAACCGACTGAACCGCGCTCTTCTGCTTCAGGTAATCGAGGTACGTCCCCTTAAACCCCTGCGACTGCGCGAGCTTGTAGCCCTGAATCTCTGAAGAGTCGGCCGGCGTTTTCTTCTGCGCAACCCAGTCGGAGTAGGTGCCCTTGAACCCCTGTTTCTTGGCGTACTCGTACTCGCGCACATCGGTAGGCGTATCCGATGCCTTATCCACTCGCACGAGTTTGGAGTAGTCCGGCGTTCCGCTTGCTACGGATTTTTGAAATTCGGCAACCGACTCCGGCGTGTAATCTGACGGCGTCACATTCCCAATGGCGGAAGGCTTTGCCTGCAGGGCTTTCAACTGCGCTGCGATGAGCTGCTGCTTCAGTTGCTGCTCCTGAGCGCCGGCTGCCATCTGCTGGGCGTTCAGCGCGCTCTGCGCAAAGATCTGACCGAAATTGCGCGGGGTGGTCGAGTAGCCTGAGTTGGCGAGCAACTGCAGGCCGAGGTTTCCAGCGCCTCCGAACTTGTCGAACTGGCTGAGTACGCCAGCAAGCTTGTTTTGCGGAGGCAGAGCACCGACCGGACGCTGTGTGATGACGACCGGATCGATCTGATCGTCATTGCTGCCAGTGAGGAAGTCGAGGAGCCCCATGTCAGCCTCCGTATGCGCCCAAGAGACCGCCGCCGATTGCACCCAGCCATCCGGCCCATGGCGAACTTGATCCACCCAGAGACGAGCCGAGCTGCGCGCCAGCCAGCGCTCCTCCAGCGATCGCGGCGCCAGTGTTTCGATACAGCGGTGAGGTTGTCGTAGATCCCGCGGGGATTGCCCCCACCTGACCGAGGTACTGATTCAGGGCGTTGGCAGGTTGCGCGGCGTATTCCTGCGCTAGTCCCTCGACCGATTGCCCTGCGCCTCGCAACTGGGCAAGGTCAACATAGTCCTGATTGGCAAGCGGAATCGCCTGACCGACTGCCTGCTGCTGCAGGCCGCGCTCGAACTGGTAGTTACCGCCGTAAATCTTCGTAGCCAAGTCGTTCAGCTGCTGCGAACGCAGGCCCTGCGAAGCGTCGACGTTACGGCCCGCCCCCGCGAACTGGCTCGCGAGTTGATTCTGCGTGGCGAGCGCTGCCTGGTTAAATGTGTCGGTGAGGTACGGATTGCTCCCGAGAAAACCACCCTGCAGCGACTTCGTGACGTAGTCATTGGCCGCATTGACGACCGGCGAGCCGTTCTGCGCGCGCGTTGCCGTGCCCTGAATGGCCTGTTCGCTGTAGGGCGAGAACGGCACAATCGGCGTGCCGCCGTTCTGATACAGGTCCTGCGCCTGACCGAGCCCGTACTGAAGATACGGAAGTTGCCATGCCGGAGGACCACTGGTGACTGTCTGGGTAGCCATTTCCTTTCCTCACCCTCCGAAAATCGACGTGAGAGTGTCGTTGTACTTCTGCTCCCACCCAGACTGATCGCCATCCGGATGGAAGACCGCGCCGTACCAGGTGCCGGAAAGCTCATCGAGCTGCTTCTGAGTGACGACGCGATTGTTGAACTGCTCCGGCAGCACGTAATTGCCGTCCTTGTTGACGGTTGTGCCGGGAAATGTCTGGTTGAAGGCGTTCCAGTTGCGCTTCTTCGAGCCGCCACTATGGAAAAGGCTCGATGGATCGAGCACCGTGCCAAGCACAGAGTTCGACTTGATGCCAGCTTTCGACGCGAGTGATGCGGCAGGGTTAGATGCAAGGCGTGCGAGGTCCTGCTGCTTCCATGCATCGTCCATCGTCTTGCCACCGAACCCTGAGGCGGAGATCGGGTTAGCATCCTTCACACCACCAGCGGCTCCGTAGCCCAGCGCGCCACCGATAATGGCGCCGGGCCAGCCCCCGATCTTGAGCCCGGTAAGCGCTCCACTACTAGCGCTGGAGAAACGCTGGTTATCCTCGCCGCCGAGGATGCCATTCTGGCCCATCAGGCCTTTCTGCACGCCTTGGCTGCCATCCGATCCGGGTGCGAATGCAGGGCCGCCATAAAGCGGTCGCCCTGGTCCGGGTCTCCATCCCGCACCACCTGCAAGGCCCGCGGCCTGCTGCGAGAGTGCGCCGGGCGCCTGATTCATGAATCCGAGGATGGCCGGCGATTGAGGTGAGCCCACGAGACTCCCCGGTGCCTGCTCGGGAATCGTCACGCGCGGATCATTCGCCCACCATTGCAGGACACCCATCACATGCCTCCTGTGGGCGTGGCGTCGATCTCGAGCCCCTGCGCCTTGTCGAAGTTGCCCGCGATATAGACACGCGCACGATGAAACCGAGCGTCGCTACGAAAGTCGGCAAAGCCTGTGCGCGAGGTCGGCGTGGTCGTGCTCGAATAGGAAACTGTCGTCGCCTGATCGTCACGGCTGCCGACCTGAACGCCGATCGTTGGCGCGGTTCCGCTGCTTGCGATCACGGGCTTGATGCCGTTGATCAGGGCGCATCCACCGGGTTGCGGCTCAACCTCTCCGCTGGAGATGAGCGCTATTCCTGCGGCCCCATTGAAAAAACCCATTACATTGAGCGTAGAGAAAGCTTGGATTCCCGGGCTGTTGGGTTGATAGCTGATTGGCCCGCTTTCAACGAAGCACGTGAGAGTTTGCGATGCGTGCGTGAACCGTTTCTCGAGCACGTGATACACCAAAAGGTGATCTACGTAGCCGCCACTCGCCGCGCTCGATGATGTCGAAATGCCCCAATAGATGAGGTTTTTAAGCTGGTCCACACCTGTTCTGACAAAGCTATTTCCAGTGTAGAACAGCGCCGCGAGGTAATTGTTGGTCTTATTTTCTCCGATCGGCTGAACCGTCACGCCGTCCGTCGCGAAGACACCTTGCCTGTTGATGAAGTAGACAATGTTGCCGAACTTTATGGAGCTTCCGGTGTAAAGCGCGCCGATCCCTTCGGCGATCCGGTCAAATTGAAACACCGCAGGAGGGCCGACATAGGTCATGCGTGTCACGGCCATCTGCTGGAGAATGATCCCGAATTGATCCCCGCCGTGCAGCCCTCTCACGGACCCAAAGTTGGCGTCGAGAAACTGCCTGCCTGATTGAGTCGCGATAGCGGTGGCACTGGACGGTGTTGGCCATGCCCCTGTTGGATCCCCGATTGGACCCCACTGAACTGCCGCCTCACTGCCGGGGAACGTTCCGCCCAGATTCCCTGTCAGGTTCCCCAGAACGACGAATTGCCCCACTACCGCAAGCTCGCCTGCGTAAGGCGAGCTTGCCACGGCAACCATCGTTCCACCGGTAGACAGGGAGGATGCGGTCCCGTAGTAGAGATTTGTGGTATCCCTGATGGCCAGGGCATATCCCTGGTATTGCGAAAATCGCCATGGGTATGTGGCGCTACCAACAGTCGCTGTGACCGGTAATGCTACCCATGAAGCACCGTTGTTAGCGGACGCATAGAACCCAGCAGTGACGCCAACAAGCGGAGTTCCTATGCCATTCGTGTATGCGCGATATGCTCCTGTCACTTGAGCCGGAACCGTAGCTCCAGATGGATTCAGCGGCAGGAACGGCGCATAGCCGCCTGGAACTGGAACAACATTCAGCGCTTCTGTGAGTCCTGGATTGCCGAGATCCGGCAGATCCGGCAGCCATTCGCCAAAGCTGAATGCCGTGATGCTCACGCGACGAGCACCTGCATCGCCCCGCCGCTGAACTTCTGCGCCTTCATGAGATCGCGATAGTCGTTCAACGCGGTGTTATAGAACTGCTGCCAGATTGGGATGCGGTTGTCGTCCTTGAGGAAGGGCACGGCTTCGAGCAGCGCTCCGTACAACAAGAGGTCCGGTGCGTTCACGATGAGAAAGTGCGCGGCGGCATCGCTTGCGAAATTGCGCAAGAGAACGGGTTTTGCGTAGTAAGTGCCGTTCAGCGTGAAGGTGCCATTGGGCGCCGGACCGAATACAAAGCTCGTGCCGTTGGCGGCGATCCAGGCGGGAATGCCCGACGCGGCCGCGCGCGGGTACTTCGCGAGCAGCTGCTCAAGGCTCGAATTGATGAGTGGCTGACCCGTCTGGCCGTTGAGGTAGGCGACTCGCAGCGCGAGGAAATCGGTTGGGATGGTCGCCGTGGAGCTGAAGGACACTGAGAGAGCGCTATTCTCCATCCAGCGGCCGTAGTTCCTCGGCTGCCGATAGAAGCGCTCCTCGAAGTTCTGGATGAACGCTGGAATGAAGCTCGTGAGGTTCGACTTCGCCAGCCAGTCGCCGACCGAGGTCTGCAGAGAGGTGTATCCGCTGATCACGCCACTCATGAGGCCACCTCGATTAGGGGTCTGGCGTACACCACGACGAACGCGTTGTATTCATCCATCTTCTGCATGAGCTGCAAGTCGAAGCGCTCCCAGATCTTAGGTAGCCACCACTCGATTGGCTGCTGAATCAGGTGCGCGTTGCGCCCATCCGGCAGCACCTTTTTGGCCGGCGCGCTGCAGATGCTGAAGATCCCGACTTCGAGTGTCAGTCGCTGAAGGTCGTCGAGCACATCGTCCAAGCAATCGGGCTCGACATGCTCCAGCACATCGATACACGCCACCATCTGGTTCGGGATAGGGCGCGCCGAATACTCGGGGATCGCAGGATCGTAGGCCTGCAAGGTCATTTGGTGATCGACCTTCAGATTCGCGAACAGCTTGCATTTCGCGCAGCCGTAGTCGAGCAGGCTCGTGATCTCGAGCTTGTTGCAGTACATGGATACGATCGGCGCATACGTCAGTGACGCCGTGCCGTAGTCGTACCGGTCGTGCATCTGCTGCTGCTGCTCGCGGTAGGCTTCACTAAGCAGCATGGGCCACCTGCAACCAGTCCTTGCGCTTGCCCTTGTAGTGCCACACGAGTGCATCGGACGTGTCTGAAGGCGCGCCGGGCGACCAGTTATAGCGCTGTACGTCGAGATCGTGAACGAGCCAGTGTCCGCGGCGCGCGGTGAGCCCCACGGCCATCTGATCGCCCCACCATCGCTGGAAGCGATGCGGGAGATTGCGGGCCACCATTGCGGCGCGCTCCCAGAAGTCCTGCGAGCGCGAGAACATGACGCCCGTGTTGTACGGGCAGCTCTCTGTCATGTTGATCTTCTCGTAATACACCGGGCCCGTTCGCAAGGTGAGGGCCACATCGAAAACATGGCCAAATACATGGGACAGATCGCCCTTTACGAGGCAGTCGTCATCGAGGATGAGCATCGTCTCGTGCGGGAAGTCCGCGAGGTGATCTAGCCGAAAGGTCATCATCCGGCCGTCGTAAGGCTTACGTATCACCTCATCGACGATCGCATCAGTATCGGGATCGCTCATCTGTACGATCCGGGCGTTCGGCACGTGCTCGCGCACGCTTGCCACCATGAGCTTTGCCCACGGCCTGTCATTGCCCACCAGCACAAATGAGACGACCTCAGGAGGCATTCTTGAGGCGCTCAATCGTTCGCTTCGCATGCACGCTATTGCCCATGAGCTCCTGCCACCGCACCGTGGAGTTCATGATCTTGTGCTCACGCTCCCAGTGCGCGTCCTCTGGTGCGCCCTTGGTCTCGTTCCACACCGGAAGTCCTTCGGTGTAGTGGAAAAGCTTGCCGTCCGGGTTCGGATCGGAGTACCGAACACAACAATTCCATTCCTTCGGGAAGCTGCCGATGCCGTGGTCTGCCCATTTCATGTCGAACATGGCGTTCGAGGTGTCCTCGATATACGCAGGCGTCAGCATTTCGCAGTTGGAGCAGTTGAAGAGCATGGCTGATGCCCATTCGAACTCAGGCTGCGCCTTGTTGACCTGAACCGACGCTTTTGTGTCGAGCAGGTAGAAGAGCTCGGCGATGTCTCCCCGCACCACCATGTCGGCGTCGAGGAAGAGCGCCGGGCCGCGGAAGCCGCACAGGTATGGCACCAGGAACCGCGAATAGGTGAACTCAGTGAGTCCGCGGCGCTTCAGTGGCAACTGACGCAGCACGAGCGGCGTGATGCTCACGGGCAGCGAACTGTGACGGTAGATGCTCGAGGCGAGCACACTGAATCCGACAGGCTGCCGAGGGTCGACACCGATGAAGATGCGCAGACTCATGCGGCCGCCTTTTCACAGAAGAAGCCTTTCACATGGGCCGTGGTCTCACGAATCGTCTGGTCCCACGAGCCGAAGCTATCGACGATCTCGACGTTGGGGTGGAACGCGAGGCCCTTGGCGAATTTCCAGCATGGTTTCGGCGACTGCATCGCGTAGCACGGCGTGCCGAGCGCGCCGGCGAGATGCACTACCGCAGTCGGCACACTTACAACCAGGTCGAGCGCGGCGACGAGTGATGCTATGTCGTCGTAGTCCTGCGTGAGCGTCGCGTGCGGGTACTGCACAAGGTCGATCTCGGGATGCTTCGCGCGGAAGGCGTCGATCTCGGTCTGCGAGTCCTTGTATTGCAGGCTCACCCAATGGGCATCCACCGACTGGAAGAGCGGCAGGAGCGCATCGAGCGTGCATTGACGGAACTTCGATCCCGTATGCCACAGTCCACCAGTCCAGCCGATGCCGATGATCGGCTTGCGCTTCGTGGCAAAGAGCGAGCGCCACATCAGCACGCGATCGGCGTCCGCCTTCAGGTATGGCTCCGAGGGGAACTCATCTTCGCTCAGGCGCAAGTATTCGCCGGCCTGGCTCATGGGCAGCGAGGCATCGATCCGGATACCCGGGTCCCATCGCTGATCGCGCAGGCCGTAGACATCCACGCCCGGGAACGAGCGCTTGAAGAGCCGCGCAAGGCGCCGGTCGACGTTCAGGATGAGCTTGTCGCAGCGAGCCGCGGCATCATTGACCATCGACGCGAAACACACCTCATCGCCAATTCCCTGATCGCCGTACAGGAGCACCGTCTGCCCCGGCGCGCCCTCCCACAGCGGCTCTTCAGGATCGTTGTAGATCTGGCGAACCCGCTCTTCTGTGCCGATGAGATGGCGGTAGTTCTTCCAGCCATTCACCCAGTCGTGACGGGCGAGCTGGCACATGCCGAGGTTGGCGAGAAACTTCGGGTCGTCGGGCTCGATCTCCAGTGCCTTCATGAGCATCGGTTCTGCTTCATCGAAGCGGCCGGCGTCCATGTAGATCGAGGCGAGATTCTGGTAGAGCGCCGCGCGATCGTTCGGCAGCTTGGCAACCGACAGTCCTTGCTTGGCGGCGCGCTCGCCCTCTTTCTCCCGCTGCATGAACTTGCAGGCCTGAACCATGTTGATCCAGGCCGCAGGATCGCGCGGGATGAGTTCGCTGAGGCGACGGGCGTAGAGATAGGCAAGCGGGAAGTTGCGCACGCGAACATTGAGAAAGCCCGCGACGATGATCGCCTGCGGGTCCTCTGGATCATCGAGCAGGTAACGCTCGATGATGGGCCACGCTTCGCCCGGCCGATTGGCCTCGATGAGCGAGCGCGCCTTCTGCAGGTCATCAGCCTTTGCCAAGGTAGATCTCCTTGACCTTCCCGCCGTGGTTCTTTTCGGTCACCTTGAGCCACGGATAGTGGGTGTTGATCTCGGCGCACAGACGCGGGAAGTCGTTCGCCTTGAAGATGTCGATGCCCTTGTTGAGCAGTTCGAGCTGTACCGTCGTCGGTATCGAGCAGTAGTGCCAGAACCCGGCCTTGATGCCTGGGTCCATGAGTCCGTTGTCCCGAAGCATCTTCGTGCGCTCGAGCAGCGGCTCGATGTCCTGCTTGTAATGGATATCGAGCCGACCCGTTTCAGGGTCGTAGTCCATGTCGTTCCGAACGCCTGTGGTTGGATCGTAGGACAGGAACATTCAGCACTTCCCCGTCATCTTGTGCATCTTGCCGACACCCAGATTGCCGATCGCGCTGTGCATGCCCGGTAGCTTCGGAAGTGCAGCGGGATTGGGATGCGTGGGCTTGGATGGCGAGCTGAGCTTCATGCTCGGCGCCGCGGTGTGAGACTTCTTGCCCATGACTTCTCCAAAGAAATGGGGGCGAAAGCCGCCCCCATGGGGTGGTTAGCCGTTAACTGCAACGACCTTGGACGAGGCCTTCCAGTTGCGCGCCTCGAGGCCGCCTTCCCAGATCACCTGATATTTCTCGCCGTCACCGGTCTTTGCGAGCTGTCGCTTCTGGAAGCCGCGCAACTGGGCGATAGACCAGTAGTCGGGGTCCAGACACAGCACGACCGAGGAGCGCATGTAGCGATGCAGGATCACCTGATGCACGCCGTAGTCGGACACGTACACGTTCGCAGCACCCACGATGCTTGCCTGTGCCGACTTGTTCACATCCACGAATCGCGTCGCGATGCCGGTGATGTTGTCGATCGCGACCTTGCCGATGGTGTTCGTCAGGATGACGCGCGGGTTACCGCCCGCCGTCCATGAGCCACACAGCGCCATGTCGAGCGCGGTCTTCGTGAGCGCACCGAGCGTCGAGCCGTCCGTCGGCGCCGTACCTGCAGCACCCGAGGTCACCGCAGGAGTCGTCGTCGTGTTGGCCGTTGTGGTGGAGCGCACCGCGTTGGACGAGCCACCGGTCGAGGGGTCTGCCGTCACACCGCCGATCCAGCTTTCCATGCCCGCGGTCGAGCGGCCGGTACCGGCGCCACCGACGGTCGAGATCTGGTTCTGCGTGAGCGCCTGCTCGATGTCGCGCTTCAACTCGCGCATCTTCACGACCATGACACGCGCGGCTTCCTTCGCGCGGCCCGCACGGTTGGTCGCTTCGAGCGAGTCGGAGATCAGGAAAGTCTTCGAGGCGATCTGCGTGTATGTGCCGTACCGGGCAGGAGCCGCCGCCGCCGCGAACGAGGCATCGTCACCTTCGATCTGGATGTTGGCCGCGGGAGCTGCCAGCTGCTGGCCGAGCCACTCGTGGAACGTCGACGTGGCATCCGTCTTGTCGAGATTCGTGAGCGCCCAGGTGTCCTCCGGGAAAAGGTCCCAGATTTTGTCTTCCAGATCCTCACGGATACCGCCGGCGGTACCGATGTTGTAGGTCTGGGTCGTATTCGTCAGAACAGTCATTGCCTTTCCTCAGCGAAAGGAAGCTTCCAGTCGCGCCTGAATGGCCTTCGCCTTGTCGGACGAGGTAGTGGCGGACTTCTGCGCCTTTCGCAAACTCAAATCGTTTTTGACCTGTGCAGGCATCGGGTTACTGGCGCCCGGTTTCACGACAGCGACGGGCTTCGGCGCTTTCACTGCAGCCTTCTGCAAGCGATCGAACTGCATCGCCTTCCAGAGGGTCTTCGCGTGGCGCGGGTCCCAGATCGAGTCGATTTCCTGCTTCGTATAGCCTTCAGTGATCGCGTGTTCGGCGATGTCCTTGGCTACCTGCTCGGTGAAGTTCGGGATCGACTTGCGTACGACATCCCTCGCCTTCTCCTTGAGCTCGTTCGCAATCCGCTGCTGTTCGTGGCTGAACTGCTGACGCTTCTCGTTGATGCCCTGCTGGAGCGTCTGCATCTGCTTGTCGAGCAGATAGACCTCCTGCTTGTCTTCCATCGAGAGCGTGTTCCAGCGCGCGATGAGGTCCTTCTGACGGGCCTCGGTTGCGGCGAGCTGATTGAGTTCCGGCGCAATGGAGCCGGTAAAGGCCTGTTCGGCCTGCGCAGCTTTCATCGCATCCTGGAGTAGCTCGACGTTCCGACGCGCGTTTGCGACCTCCTGGGTCTTGGAGGTGTAATCGCCTTTCTGAATGATCGCCTCTTTCAAGGGAGCCGGGACCTTGTAGGTCTGGCCCTCGTATTCGACTTCCTCGAGGCCATCGCCGACTCCCACAGGTGACTCTTCCGTCCCTTCGGCGGCGGCTTCCTGTGGCTCGGTCGGTTCTGGTTCGGGGCCTTGGTCGAAACTCTTGGCGAGTTGATCCACTAGCGACTCCGCTTTAGGGGCGGCTTGGTCGACTGCTGCTTCAGGCACGGTTACGTCTCCATGGGAACTTAAATTCGAGGTCGCGCTTCTTGCGCTCTTCCTCGAGGTTGAACTTCACAAGCTGCCCATCGCGGACGGCCTGCTCGAAATTGGATTTGAGATCGCGCAGGAGCTTCAGCATCACGCGCATCTTCTCTGCGCCTTCGGTATCCGCCATGGGTGCGGATTCGATGCGCTCGAGGATCGCGTTACGCACGGAGGCGAAGGCTTCCTGCAATAGCGGGTCCTTCAGGAGCTGCTCGGCGTGCGCAGCGCGTTCGAGAACGTCGGTCATGCCGGCACCATTCGCACCGACCATTTGCCGCAGAAATACGTCAGTGCGCGCTGCATGAAGACTAAGCGGTCAAAGTCGACGGTGTAGTCGGGTTCCCAGCTCCACGACGGCAGGCGCAGGAAGAAGTAACGACCCAATTGAGGATCTGCGAGGTTCCAACGATTGTCATTCCAGCGCAGTACAGGACCCCATGAGGTGGGCATGTGCAGCAGGCAGTCGCCTTCTATGTAGGGCACATCGCGCTGATAGAACCACTGCTGAACCAGCTCAATCAGCAACGGAAGGCCAGTCAGCGAAACGATGAACGCCCTCATGCCGGCACCACCTGCTCGATCTTGCCGTCCTTACCCCGAATCGCTTTCTTGGGCCCGGAAAGCTTCTGCAGATGACCTACCATCTCAGTCATCATTCCCTTCATCTGCTCGGCGTGATCGGCATGCGCCTTCATCACGTGCTGAATGAGATCGCCGTGTTGCTTCGCTGTATCCGAGCCCGTTTTCGCTTCAGTCGTCTTCGGGTCGAGAGCGGCGCCGATCGCCGCCAATCCCGCTGCATGGTCGCCCTTCAACTGCTCAAGGAAGCGCTGATGAGCCGTCTCTGCCTGATGCACGAGGAGTTCCACTTGGGCGCGCTGGTCGGCGATGTATTTCTGCAGTGTCGTCGTGCGCTGGGATTCGAGTTCCTGCTGCTGCAGCTCCGCCTGCTTCTGCTGCGCGTCGAGTTGATGCTTCTGCGTGTCAGCCTGCGCTTTGATCTGCGCCTGCACGATGAGCGGATCTGGCGGCGGCGGTGGCTTCGGCGGCATCTTCTGCGGGTCGGTCCAGAAGCGGCCACCCGAGGTGAAGTCGGACGCCTTGGCGATCTCCATCTGCGTCTCGTAGTAGTTCTCGGGTGTCACGATGGGGATGCCGAGCTGTAGGGCTTCCAACTGCTTGGATGCGATGAGCATCAGCCGCTGCACCATGGCGTCCTTATTGCCGGCGGCGTAGCCGACCGTCACATCGAAGTCGCTGCGCTTCCTCCACGTGGCAGGGTCGACCTCCACCCACTGGCCACGGATCTGCACCATCTCGCGCTTGTGGCCAGACTTCAGGATCACCTCGTGCAGGATCGAGAACAGATCCTTCATCCCATCGCCGATGATTCGGGCAATGAGCTTCACGCGCTGGGCGGCCATGGTCGTGAGCTGGTTGATTGCGACCCCTGACTGGTTTGGCGCCAGGGAGTTGTTGTCGAGCCCCGAGAAGTTGCGGTTCACACCGCTGCGGTTCTCGTTCACCGAGCCCATGTATTCGAGAGCTTCGATCGCCTGCGGGAAGATGAACGGCGTCGTGATCGGGAAGATGTGGCCCTGCGCATCGGGCGCATCGGTGTCAACACGCACGGGCTGGCCCGGACGCGAGATCAGCACGTCGTCGAGGTTCACCTTGTTGGTGACGCCAACGCGTGCGTTGTTCGCGAGATACAGGTTATCCAGGCCGCCACGCATGATCGCGCGCTTGATGTCCTGGATATCCATCGTGATGTCGGCGATCGAGAGGCCGATGTGTCGGTGGGGGAGCGTGATCGGCACAAGTGAGGCGACATGGATGCGGCCCACTTCCTCCCTGTCGAGAATCTCCCGACCCACGCGGATGACGCGCTGGAGTTCAGCGATCCCATCCTGATCGAAGTCGTGCTGAATCCAGATGGTGCGCACCTTGACCCGGCGCATGGCAGGGTCCTGCGGCTCATCGTCGCCCACGTTCTCCATGAAGCGGTTGCGGGCGTACGCCTCCATCGTCAGGTCGTCGTCGTCCCCCGACTCAATGTCGTCCGGCACATCGAAGCCCATCGCGCGCAAGTCGCTGATGGACTTGTAGTCGTAGTATTCGAAGTACGGGCACTCGGTCAGCTTGAAGTTTGGCGTGCGGTGGCTGACCTTGCAGCGCTCGGGCGGCAGCACATCGATGCAGTAGCGTCCTTCCTTCTCGGTACGGCGAATCGTGATGTCGTAGAGCATCGCGGGTGCCATGACAGGCACCATCGGCGGGGGCGGAAGCTGCTGGCCGCTTGCCTGAGCCTGCGCAATCTGCTGCTGCATCCCGGGCGGGATGGGCGCGGGTTGCATCTGCGGCTGGCCATCGGGGCCCATGACAGGCTCCATGCCACCATCCGGATCTGGGTACTCCTTGACCGCGATGATCTCGACGTCCGGATTGGGTTTGCCGTTCGGGCCCGTGGTCAGGATCTGGATGCCGGCTTTGGTCTGGCGCTCGTAACGCTCGATCTCGACGTTGCGCTTGTAGTCCCGGTATACGTAGACGTACGCATTCCGGGTCAGCATGGCGTCCACGAACCAGTCGATGCAGGTCTGGAACCATGGCGTCTTCTTCAGCGCCACGAAGTTGAGGTATTGGGCCTCTTGCTTCGCTCCCTTCTCATCCTCGGGCCCGACGGGCGCGAGCGAGATGACATCGTCTCCGTTGGCAAAGATGTCCACCAGCGAGGGCAGAATCCACTGGATCGTCTCGAATACTGTGCGGTCCACGACCTGCGACCGACCTTCCGGGGCGGGGTCGGTGTTCGTGCCCATGTAGTAGTCGATCGCCTTGGCCCGGTCGTTCGCGAGCTGGCTGTTATCGTCCGAGGAATAGCTGAACTCCTCGGCCTGATCGATGGCACGGATCAGCGCTTCGTTGTCGGCGTCGTCGGCCAACTCAGAAGCCCTTCTGCTTGCCCTTGCTGGTAACGCGCTCCTGCTCGGCGGCAACCAGCGTATCGAGCGGTGCAGCCTTCAGCGCTTTCAGTTCACCTTCGAGCAGTTCACAGCGCGTCTCGACCGCCTTAACGCGATTGAGGATGACCTCGTACTCGGCTCGGTTCATGAAATGCCCCTGAGATGACTGGAGAGCTCCAGCAGGGGCCCGACTGACTGCCGTGGCAGGTCGGATCGCGCGTTCGGGCGTGAGCCCGGGAACGGAAGAGGATGTTAACGCATCCGTGAACTATCGCAAGTCTGGGAGAGCAGACATTCCATGTCTTCTTTGAGAAACCTAATTTGCTGAGCGACCTGCTCGGCAATGCGCGCTTCCTGCTCTGGCGTATGTGCCGACTCTATGCCGACATCGATGTCGATTTGATCCATGCGATCTTCGGTCATACAACACCCCGCGTGTCGAGTTTGAGAGGCTTCATCCGGGGCGGCTTTTCTTCCTTCGCACTCACGCCAGCATACCGGAACGCGTCAGCGCCATGGCTCGCCCAGTTGTGCACCGGGGTCGCCTTCATCTCGCCCAGCCGGTCGTTGAAGTCCCAGCGGTAGGCGTTGAGCGCTTCAAGCCCGGGCAGGCATCGCTTCTCATCGAACCAGCACACCTGTAGCAGCATTCGCGCGGCGTTGATCCCCGGCTCGAGCCCGATCTCGGGAACGATCTCCACGCGGAACCCGTTGGAGCGCACGATCTGCTCGACGCTCATGTCAGACTCGATGCGCTTCTGCCTGGCATCGTGCGGTAGCCACATGGTGTCGTAGTTGTAGCCCTTGCCCTTCAGGACCGAGAGGTAGTGCAGGATCGTCGGGCCTGAATCCTCGTGGTAGTCGATGAAGCGCTTCTCGCCCGCGATCCATTGATAGAACCAGATCGCGGTCGAATCGCCCCTGCCGAGATCCCAGAACGTCTGCACTAGCTTGGTCGGGTCATAGGGCACGGAGCGAATGCGCCCGTCCTCGCGCGCCTTGCGTAGCTCCTTGGCATAGATGGCGCCAATTACCGCAGCTTCGAACGAGCACTCGTATTCCTGCTCGTACTGGTTCTCGCTCATCGTCTTGCGAGCGTCGGCCAGTTCATCCGGCGGCAGGAGCCCGGTTTCGCTCGCCTTCAGGCTGACGTGATACCAGTCTGGGTCCTTGGTGGCTTCATCGTAGATCTTGAAGAACGCGTTGCGGCCGCGGGGCGTGCCAATGAATACCGCCCAGCCCTTTCGATCTGAGAGACAGGGCCGAATCACCTCGCCCCAGAGCGCGGGCCGCATGTCCGCGTACTCATCGAGCACGACGCCATCCAGGTACATGCCACGCAGTGCATTCGGATTGTCGGCGCCGAACAGGCGCACCTTGGCGCCATTGATCAACTCGACGCTGAGCTCTGACTCCCTGAAGTCTCTCTCAGGGTCTCGCACCACGCTCATGGCGTACTGCTTGAGATAGCCCCACGCGACTGTCTTCGCCTGCTCACGGTAGGGCGCGATATAGGCGTAGCGCGCATTGGTTTTCGAGGTGGCCAGCGCCCGGGTAAGCAGCTCCATGATGCAGGCGACAGTCTTCCCCGCACGACGGTGGGCCACGATGACAGCCCAGCGCTGCTCCCGGGTGTGGAATGGCCAGAACTGGCCGCGCGGGACGTAGCCTACTGATCGAGTTTGTTCTGCGGCAGCGGCCATATAACCTGCATGGGGCCACCCTCAGCACCCGTATGCTCGATGCGCTCGCTGTACTTCTTGGGTTTCAGCTTCGAGGCAATCCATTTGCGAGTCTCAACACGCAGCTTCGAGCGCTGAACCGCTTCACCGTTTTCCTTCCAGCCGGTTACATCGCCCTCCTCGCTCTTGCGCTCCATCCAATCATTGCTGCCATCGTCGGCGATATCGAGCATTTCCTCGACCAATGCGTCAGCAGCTTCGGCTTTCGCGCGCGTGTATTGGTCGCGGAACATTTCGAAGGTGCGCAACCACCTGAATACTGTCGCCTTGTCGGGCATGTCATCAGCACGACATACAGTCCGCAGCGACTCACCCTCCGCCAGCCTTGCGCAAAGGGTATCCGCTATCTCTTGGGTGAACTCACATGGTCGAGACAAGTGCGACTCCTGTTACGGCTTGGTCGCGTTACAACAACATCATCAGATCTTCGTCGTCCTGATCATCGTCAGCGAGCTTCTGGGCGAGGCGCAGTCGGATCTCGGCGTCGCGGTATGCAGCCTTGTAGACGTTGGAGATGACCTCCCGGGTCTGCGCGACGACGGAATGCAACTCCGGTGAATGCGTGACGATGTGCGGCCGCTCGATCTTTGGGCGGACGCGTGGATTGGTCGCAAGGTGCGCCGTGAGACGCTCTTCGGCTTTCTGAGGTGCAACCTGACGGGCAAGCTCCTTGGCCTGGTCGAGCAACGCTCGAGCGTGCTCTGCCGATTCGACATCGAACTGCTGCCCGTCGATCTCGACATACATCCGCCGACGGCGCGATCGTCCTGCACCTATAACAACTGCAGCAACCGATACCGTGCCATCTGCCGTCGCAGAGGCATTGAACGTGAGTGACGCTGCGCCGGTGAGTGCCGCGTCGCCAAGCAGCGTTCCCGATTGTCCAAATGCGAGGGCAGCCGTACCGACGAGCGTTCCAGATGGCAGGTCCGCTGTTGCGATGGCTCCGAAGACGAGCGTAGTGCTGCCCGCAAGGGCTCCTGCTCCCGTCAATGCGCCCGTCTGTCCAAAGGTGAGCGCGCTCGATGCGCTCAGGGCGCCT